ATCATAGAATGCATCCAACACATTGTCTGTGTATAGTTTTACAGATTTCTTTCCCATTGTCAACTACTTTTTTACAAAAAATACAAATTAGTCCAGTAGGGGGTTATTAGATATTACATATAATGCTATCATATAATGTTTTTAACATCTTTCTAAGAACATTTAATGTTCTCATCTAATAATACAGTTATACCACAACTCACTATATGCTGTCAAGAAGAAAATTAAGTTTTGCTGACAAAATATGTCTTGACTTGTGCATACTCGTGCCACCCGTGTTTATCATTTGCCCATGTGGTTAACACTCAATTTTCCCAATCTGTGTATCTATTCATATACGTACGTACCATACGGGGGCGTCGGTCCGGCCCTACCGGCATCCTGGAACAAAACGTGAACGAAACGGCAACGAATCAGGAACAATGTTGCGCCAGAAATTAAAAGCATAGCCTAAGTCATTGATTTTATTAATGCTGCCAAGTGTTATGCTATCACTTGACGCCTATTGAATGCCGAAAGAATGGCGCGATATAGAAAACTGCACAAAAAATAGGCAGGGCGATGCATAAAAAATAGGCATCCCCATTGGCCGCAAAACACCACACCCCATGAGAACGAAACAGGAACACGCGCTATCAATCCATGCCGACATTGACCGTGAACAGAATGAGAACATTGATAGAACAAACCATAAACGACTTGACACGATTTCCGGCCTGATATAACGAAATTTTTATGTTCAATTATTCGCATGAAAGGAAAGCGAAATGACAAAGCAATATCAAATCACCGATACCGAATATGAAATGCTGGCAAATCTTATGCATGTTGCATTCCATGCTAACGCGGCATCATCCGATGAACGCGACGAAAGATATCATCCTGATAATCAATATGCATGGACCGTTCACAATTCGGCATCAAAAGCCATGCGAGTTATTCTAGAAACATGTTTGCCCGATATGGTCGCTGACAACGTGATGCATTGCGTTTGGGATTGCATGCATGAATGCCAGACGATTAATGGCTGGAAGGATTTGGTCACTCAATGCCTGAATGAATACGTCACGCATAGCAGTGATGATGCCTATAATTCATTCCAGCATGTCGCCTATGATTTCGCCGGCAAGCCGCGCGCGTCCATTGCAAAGCAAGTTTTGCCAGCATTGATTGCTCACAACAAAGCCTGCCGCATTGCGGGCGATGATGCCGCCAAATATGTCACGGTATACAATGCGAATGATTGCATTGATGAATATCCTTTGTCTGGATATTGCGAGGAATTGGCTTGTTATCTAGTCAATTTGCAAATCGCCACCATGCGCCATGATAACGATACCGGCGACGTGACCATTCGCGTTAATCCTCACAATGCCGAATTATTCCTGACACAAGGATAACCAAACAATGGCGCGACATTGCTTGCCTTTGTCGCGTCACATTTATTTGCCAATAATGGCCATTCAGTTTTGAAAGGAAACCGGACCCATGATTATTTACAATGGACCATCACTGCTAGACGGAACGCCTATCATCGCAATTGCCATTCGTAAATCAGGCAATGCTAAAACCGGCGACATGGTGCAAACCTATATTCTATGTCGCGACATAGACCCAAGGGACGCAAACAAAACCGGCGCAGATTATTCGATTTGTGGCGATTGTCGGCATAGAGGAACGCCAACAAATGACCCGAATAGAAAGCTTGCCGAAAATCGGTCCTGCTATGTCAATATCGCGCAGGGTGTTTTGATTGTCTGGAAATCATACCAGCGCGGCATATATGACAACGCGATAGGCCATGATGCTATAGCCAAGCTTGGCGCTAATCGTATGGTGCGACTAGGCACATATGGCGACCCGTCGGCTGTCCCGTCTTATATTTGGGAAAGCTTGCTAGCCGATGCCGACGGTTGGACGGGATACAGTCACCAATCCGGCGTGACTGGCGCGGATTATCGGCCCGACATGGTTATGCGTTCTGCCGATACAGAACAAGAGGCAAGGCAAGCTTGGCGCAATGGTGAAAGGACGTTTAGAGTAGTCGCCAGCGTGTCCGACATTATCGCCGGTAAAGAGATATTGTGTCCGGCGTCAAAAGAGGCAGGACAGCGCGTCCAATGCCATGCCTGTAAACTATGCGCTGGCAGTAGCATTGCCGCCAAATCTATCGCCATTCCCGCGCATGGTGCCGGAAAGAATAATTTCGCGGCATAGCCTAAACCATAGCATGGCGGCATTGCCATATTGTCGCCATGTTTATTCTTTAGCCAATAATGGCCTATTAACAGAACGAAAGGACACGACCATGCAAAAGACATTCAAAACGGCATATAATCGCGGGAACGCGCGCGTATGGATTGAGGGCGATATCTTGAAGGCAAACGGCTTTCATCATGGCCGACGTTTCAAACGCATTATGATTGATTACACGGCTATCTGTGACGGGCAAAAGCGCAATGCTCCGGTTATGTCCTTACAGTTTGCCGACGTGAAAGATACAGACAAACGAAAGGGAAAGATTGCCGGAACGCCAGCGCGTCCCATTGTGGATTTGAACGGTAAGTTTATGACCGAATTTATGGACGGCGCGACCCATTATCTGGCGACATTCAAAAACGATACGATAACCATTGAAAGGGCATAGACCATGATAACGAATAAGCGCAATTTCCTGCGGGACAGTGACTGGCAATGGCTTAAACTGTCAGGCAAGACACGACACGGCAAAAATCGTATCGCGCAGCATGGCATCCATTGGCTGGTGCAAGCTGACGGCAAGTTTAAAGGTAATCCGGCGTGGCTTGTATCATCAATGCATAAATCCGATAAAGGGGATTTTAACCGGCGTTGGATACTGAAAACAAACGACCCAGATTTTGAGGTGACAACATGACCAAAGCGCAACGCCTATACCGTGAATTGCGGAAACATCTATCGCGGGATGATGCCCGTTATGTGGCAACGGGCCTATCTGGCAAATCATCTGCCGACATCCAGCGCATGATGGACTACTACACCGACGGCAAGTTTGACCGTCCCTAAACAATGGGCTGGCCGGTATCGCACCGGCTGGCCTTTTTATTTTGTAAAATTCCTGGTTCCTGGTGTCAAAATATTGACGGTGTTAGGTGGTGCTAACATTGGGTGGGGCGACTAACAATGTTAGGCATGGCTAACTTTATTAGGCGGGCCATATAATATTAGATGGGGCTAACTTTATTAGATGAGGCAAAGAATGTTAGGCATGGCTAACTTTGTTATAGGGGGCTAACATTATATGGTAGGGCTAAACAATTTAGTAGGGGCAAACACCTGGTTCCTAGCGTCAATATATTGACAGGTAGGGTGTCAAATTGTTGACACATAAAAGGGTATGGGCCACAAAATAATCACTTGATTGTCACAATCGCGCCACATTCTAGGGGGATACTGACAACATCGAAAGGCACAACAAAGCCGACGGCCTAACAGGAAAGCCCACTCGCGGGGCATCACAATGGGGCAGGACGCTAGATAACCGATGCCAGCGGGGCGTTGCCAAGTAGATGCAAATAGGGGGTTGACCCCATAATCAGACTAGTATAAGAACCTAGTCATCAACCACTAACTGCCAAGGGCAGAAAGGAACTAACGCTATGTTCAAAAAGACTGTAAACGTAAAGGCCATCATTCGTAACCCTATCGGTGTAGAGAACCTGCAATTCCGGCGCACCACATCGCGCTACAAGAACAAGGGTACGTTCTCTTCTAACAAGGGATACCTGTCAGTCTCGCGTGACGCCAGCAATGGACAGTTCGTGGCCCGTGGCTAAGATACGTCCAGTCAATCCCGTAGCAAAGGCGCTTGCCTTGTCCCGTCGCAGGGCAAGTGTCCTTCCACCAAAGAAAGGTAAAGGCAGCTATGACCGTAACAAGCAAAAACGAAACTACGTTCCAGAAGATTCCGGTAAAGAAAAAGATTAAGGCCATGCAAGACTGGCGTCGTAACCGGAAGGCAAGCCGTAAGGCAAAGCAGCAAATGCAGGAAAGGGTGTTTAACAATGGTTAATGTACTGTCGATGTTTGACGGCATGTCCTGTGGACGTATTGCCCTAGACCGTGCCGGTATCAGTGTGGACAAATACTATGCCAGCGAGATAGACCCGTATGCCATCAAGGTGGCGACGGCTAACTATCCCGACACTGTACAGCTAGGCGACTGCACCAGCCGTGCCTTTATGAATTGGGTCAATGCTATGGCAGACAAGGGTGGCATTGACCTGTTGATTGGTGGCAGTCCATGTCAAGGATTCAGTAGTGCCGGACGGCATGGTCACTTTGATGACCCACGTTCCAAACTATTCTGGCAGTATGTAAAAATCCTGGGCAAACTCAAGCCCAAATATTTCATGCTAGAGAATGTCAGGATGAAGCAGTCGTCAATGGACATCATCAGTGACGCGCTGGATGTCGAACCCATACTGATAAACAGTGACAAGGTGTCGGCACAGAACCGGCAACGATACTACTGGACTAACATACCATTTACTGGTAGGTACTATGAACCTATCGACAAGGGTATTCTGTTACAGGATGTCATTGAATCTGGCTATGTCGATAGGGACAAGTCGTACTGTATCGACGCTAACTACTGGAAGGGTGGCAACAAGACACAGTATTTCCAGAAGCGCAGACGCCAGCTAGTGTTCTCTGACGACACGATGGCAGACTATCGTAAGCTAACGCCATTGGAATGCGAGAGACTGCAAACTGTGCCGGAAGGGTACACGGCCCATGTCAGCAACACGCAGCGATATAAGATGCTAGGTAATGGCTGGACTGTGGATGTTATCGCTCACATTATGAAAGGATTGGACACATGATACTGGACCCAGAAGATGACCCACGCCTTGTCAATGTACAAGCACAACTGAAAGCATTGCGTAAATACCTGGATGAAAGGTTGTGGGAAAGTAAGGAGGTATGCCCAGCTAGACAGGCAGAGATTAAACGCTTGACTATTATGCTGGCAGAGGGCAAACTGTACGAACCTAAGTTTTAGAAAGGAGACAAGCTATGCCAAACTGGTGTCAGAATG